CGTGGCTTTCCGCCACTTGTTCAAAAGATGAGTTGCGAGTAGTAGTCGACGGCGTCGTGAAAAAACCGCGAGCCTTCGTTTCTTCAAATCTTCATGATTTTTCCATTGGTGTGATTTTGTTCCACTATTGGTCTGAAGAACTGCTGCCCAACCGATACTGGAAATCAGTTATCGGTATCAACCCCTTTACAGAATGGAACTGCTTGTTCGATGACTTACGCTCTGAACAGCAGGCCTTAGGTTTGCCTGACGAATGGGCTTGTTTTGACATTTCTGGCTCTGATAAGTACCAGAAACATGCTTTGCGTATGGTTTTCATTAAACTGTTCAAGATAGACCCAGCTCTTCGTTCTCTTTACGAGGCCTACCTAAGAAATTTGAACGTTCGTTACCATGTTGATCAAAATGGCTTTGTTTACTTGATAAATGATGGCCTTGATTCTGGTAAGTACGTGACGTTACTCTTTAACACTCTATACTCATTAGTGTGCATTTTCATTATTCTGCACGCTAAAGGTGTTAGTGTTCTTCATTGCGTCCAATGGCCCTTTAGGGCTGGAGGTGATGACGCTATTGTATGCTGGCCCTTCAAGGATGAAACATTCTATGAAGCTTGGCAACGCATAGTAACGCCTATCACCGACCAACAGGTCACAAATGAGAATGGCGTCGAGGGTCAGACCGATCCCCCGCCCACCATTCCTTTGCTCCGTACGCAACTCTACTCCATGTCTTTTCATCTCGATTTGGCTTCTGGTCGCGTTTACCCAAAGACGACACGCCCTAATAAGGCTCTTGCTCGTCTGCAAGTATCTACGCCCAAGGAAGTCCGAGCTGAACTCATCAAGCAGCTGATTCTTGTTCACTTCTGGCATGACGACGTTCGTCGTCACCTAGAAGAAGAGTTGGTTGCTTCTGGTTTGTGTAGTCAAGGACAATTGCAAGTCTGGAAGCTCAAGTGCTTACAACAGTACAGTGTCCCAGAACCTCAGTGCAAAACTTTTATTGGAGGTCGGAAGGTTATAAAAGTTCACCAACGCACTGTTCCTGGAAAATTCCTTATTTCCCAATTGCAATCTATGTCGTCCACCACTACCACCAAAACCGTTTCCGCCAAAGGCGGGAAGAAGAAAACCGTTCAGGTTGTCAAAGTCCAAAAGAAGGGACGCCCGGTCCAAGCGCCGCGTGAAAGCTCGAAGCCAGCTCCTGGCGACAATCGCTTTTTTATGGCTGTCATGGACCCGTACCACGTCTCCAAAGATTGGCATCTTCCCGACGACTTTAACGCCAGCACTGCTGAATTTAAGCAGGTCACCACCCTCAGCGTCACCCCTGAAAATCCTGAGGAGGTTGTCATTCTTGCTGGTGTTAACCCCACTGAAGGTATGTGGGTCAAATCACGTAACGCACCGGATGTTCAGTCCGTGCGCGCTACGGATGCTGCAACCCTTCAGCTTTTCCTTGCTTCGGCTGAGAAAGCTCGCAACATTGTTGCTGAGCTCAAAGAAGCCGCCCCTCTCCTTGCCAAATGTGAAGGGTTAGACCCTCACATGTGGAATGAGGTGAAGGAACGCATCGCTCACCTGAAGACTCTCGTTGTTCCCATGAAAGGGCACTTCGTTCTCTCTGCTGATGCTGAAAAGCTCACGCATGTCTCTGTGCACAAACGGCCTGGGTATCGTGTTCATCTCGATCACCACATGGAACGTGTGCGCCTCCTTCGCAATTTTGATTCGTCCAAGCCTCTCGCTCGCTTGCGCTTCAAGTACTTGCAAACTTTGCTTCGAAATGCTCGTGGCCACCCTGCAAAACGTGCCACGCGTTTCGAACATTCTCTGGCTGTTGCCAACTCATATGTGATGTCATTGTCGCAGAACCTGAATACCGACACCGCCTCTGCCAATTCTTGGTGGAGCGCTGCTGGAAATCAGTCTACTGCTTTTGTTGGCAGCACGGTTAAAGTTGGTCCCAACCCGATTTCTCCCACTGGAACTCCTTATCCGGTGGCTTATGACCTTGCCGGGCGACCTTACGCCCTGCACAACTTCAACAACGCCGGCGTTGCTGGAGGTCGTACTGTTGCCGGCATTGTCATGCAGACAGGCAACACCTACACGATCAATTTGGATTTGAACCTTGATCGTGTTCCCACCTCCCCCCAAGTCGTCATTTTCGATGAGCTTGGCACCGCCATCACCAGTGGCACTCCTGATGCCACTGGTGCTTGTCAGATCACCTTCACTGCTGTTCGAAGCGGTTATTGGACCTTTGAGTACCACTCTTCTGGTGGTAACCAGAACCTGATCAACTTCGACATGACGTGGTCTGATTCCAATCCGAACATTGATTGGACTCAAGTCCCTACCCCTGATGCGGACACCATTTCGGACAACACGACTGGTGTTCGCAAGTGTGCTGAGGAGTTTCTTCTCACGTACACTGGTTCGACCTTGGAAGATGCTGGTCAGGTGGTCACGGCAAAGTTGCCCTCTGATTACTTCACTACGTTTTCCCCCGACGACATCAATTTCACCACTGTGTGTGCTCTCCCTGAGCATTATGATGGTCGTCTTTCCGATGGAGCTCGCTCGATCTTGCCTCCATTTGGCGCGCAACAGTCAGTGTTCTTGAACGACCATCATTTCCCGTTCGATGACGCGTCTCTGAGTGCGCCGCGAATTTGCCAAGTCGCAAAATGTTTTGGCCAACCCTTTCGTGTGAGACAAACGATGCTTGTTGAGGGGCCTTCTACCTCTCAGCTTTTCCAGAATCGTTCTCGCCCGGGAGATCCCACTGCGCTAGCCAGAACTGGCAGCGCGTGCACTCAACTGCCTCATGACAGCGCCAACTTCATCCACATGATGATCGTTGGTGCTGCCATGGCCGCGTGGAATGCTGCTTGCATCGCGTGGCCTTATGTTGAGAGCATTGCCCGCTGGACTACTACGTTCGGCTGGTCGATGCGCCAAGCAAACAACGATGTGAGGGCGTCATCCGACAATGTTGATCGCAAGAAGCGTAAATCTTCTTGAGTGAATTGTCGTGTGATTTCCTACAAATAGTCATTCAGTTTTCTATCTTTTTTCTGATATTCCGCTATTCTCATCTGTTTC